ATATAACATACTAGATACACTATGATACAAGCAATAAGAGAAACAGGCTTTATAGCATATATAGAAACGGAAGCAAATCGTATTGATACTTCTGTTGCTTCTACTAAAATAAGACACTTATTAAAGTTTACTAACGACTTAGATGGTGCTGTATTTTATGCTTATGCAACAACTGAAACTATTTACGATAGATATACTGAACTAGCATTTAGTTATAATGTAACTCCTAATATTTATACAGGAGCTACTAAATTAATACCTGCCGGATATTACAAATATGAAGCCTATGAAGTTAGTTGGTCAGGTACGGTTGATGTTAGCTCAGGCAACGCACCTTCTGATGAAGATGATGTATTAACACCACCTGCAAGTGATAAAGGAATAGTACAAGGGCTAGTAGCAATAGGAAAACTTTACTTATCTGAAAAGTCAGGTAGTGAACAAGTACAATACACACAAAATTCTCCTGCTTCAGAAACTAACTATATATATTACGGACAATAAAATAAAAAAATAAAAATTTAAAATTATGGCAATAGAAAATGTACAACAGCTTTTAACAGAGCAATTAGGAAAAAACAGATGTGATGTAATAACTACAGATAATATGACAAGCAAAGATTATTATTGTATTCACTTTCCTATAACTTCAGTAATAGCTACAATAGCAGCATCAAATGTTATTGAAGGTGGTGGGAGTGGAGTAGGTAACCTTCAAACGACAATGCCTGCCGGAACGACACTATTTCTTCAATTCACACAAATTCAACTTACAAGTGGATTGGCTTTATGTTACTATGAGCAGCCTCTATAATGTTAGCACTTAAACTAGGTCAGTCTTTAACGAGTATTAATGCTGCTCTTATTAATGCAGATACTTATTCTATTCAATTAACGGGTACTGAGTATGCAAGTCTTAACGGAGTGGTAAATGATGTAGATGTAACTGAAGGAAGTATATCTTTATGGACTAAACAATCGGCAGCTTCTAGCAATGGTGTTGTTATTAAAATAGTAGCAGATGCAGATAATTACATTCAGATGTGGTATCATAATGGTACTTCACAAATGAGAGCTATATATGAAGCAGGTAATACATATAGGTCAGCAAATATGACTACTGTTATTGAAAATGATGGTGCTTGGCATCATATTTTTATGACTTGGAGTACAACGGCTACTGATACAGTTAATATTTGGTTAGATGGTGTTAAACAAGCGCAAAACACAAGTGCAGCAGGTACTTGGGTGGGTTCACTTTCGGTTGCTGATATAGGGCAAAATACAACTAATGGCAATTTCTATAAAGGATTTATTGATGAATTTTCTATATTCGATACAGTTGTAGATATTGGTGAAGTATATATTGCCAACAGAGAGCCTGTTAATGTAACAGGTGCTTCAGGACTAATTGGATATTGGAGATTTGAAGAAGGCACAGGATCAGTAGCTTCAGACAGTTCAGGAAAAGGCAATACAGCTACACTATTTAATAGTCCTGCTTGGACAACAGACACACCGTAATATGAGAAAATACACAATAATACAAAAATCGGAATTATCTAAAATGGATTTTAATTTACTACTAACTACTTCAGAAGAAAGTGTTAGACAAAATTTGGATAAGTCAGAATTTATAGTTTCCTTTGAAGGTGATACACCTTCTTTTTTAGAAGGCGAAACCATTTACACAAATAAAGAATTATTTGAAATTGTAGATGACTTAAATAATAATTGGACAGAAGAAGATTAATTATGAAAGATAACATTATAAGTATAAACTTAGGAGCTTCAACTGCACCTATTGTAACTGAAGTAAGAGGGCGTGAATATATCGAGTATGGGACGGATGATTGGCGCAACCTTTACCCTCAGTTCCTTATTGATCTTTACTACAATTCTAGTACCCACGCCGCTATCGTAAACGCTACAGCAGAAATGATTGCAGGTGAAGATTTAATTGCTGAAGAAAATGAAAATTTAGAAGCATTTGTTAAACTACAAAAATTTATAGCACATCCTAATAGTAAAGAAAGTTTACATTCAGTTATTAAAAAAATAGCTTTTGATTTTAAACTTCAGGGTGGGTACGCACTTAATATAGTATGGTCGCAAGATAGAACTCAGATTGCAGAAATATATCACATTCCTGTCGAGAGAGTAAGGGCAGGAAGACCTAACGAAATGGGGCAAGTAGATACTTACTATATATCAGCAGATTGGGCAAACCTTAGAGGTAACAGACCGCACCCTATACCTGCCTTTAATGTGACTGATAGGTCTTCACCTAGTCAGTTGCTTTACTCAGGTTCTTATAGTCCTAATATGGACATATACCATACACCTGATTACTTAGCAGGGTGTAATTGGTGTTTAGTAGACCAACGTGTCGCTGAGTTTCATTTAAACAATATATCAAACGGCTTCAGCGGGTCTTATTTTATTTCGTTCGCAAATGGAGTACCGACACAAGAGGAAAGATTTCAGATAGAGCAAAGTTTAGCAGAAAAGTTTACAGGCTCAGATAATGCAGGCAAATTTATTTTGACATTTTCAGATGATAAAACTAGAACTCCTGAGATTACACCTATAAGTGTATCAGATGCAGATAAGCAATACTTAGCACTCCAAGAACTTTTGGTACAAAACATTCTCACGGCTCACAGGGTTACAAGCCCTATGCTTATGGGAATTAAATCAGATACAGGATTAGGTTCAAATGTAAATGAACTTAATGCAGCAGCAGAATTTTACAATAATACAGTTGTAAGACCATTTCAACAAAACATTCTAAAGACATTAAAACTAATACTAGAAGTAAATCAAATGAACCTACCTTTAGAGTTTGTACAGCTTAAACCTATTACAACTAAATGGAGTGCAGAAGATTTAAAAGAGGTGCTTACTGAAGATGAACTACGTGAAGAATTAGGACTTAAACCTTTAACAGAAGAAGAAGAAGTAGTAGCTGATGAATTTTCAATTGAGAAAACAGAACTAGATAATTGGATTGAAGAATTTGGTGAAGATATGCCTGAAGATTGGGAATTAGTAGAAGAAGAAGTAGTAGATGGTGAACACCAAGATTTTGATTTTGAAGAAGTGTTAAATGATGTAGCTAGTGAAAAATTAGAATTAGCTTCAACAGTTAGGGGAATACCTAGTCGTAAGTCTGAACAAGACGGAATATCTAAAAAAACTTCTGATTATTTTAGGGTAAGGTATGTTTATGAAAAAGATGGTTTTCTTACTAATAAATCAGGAACAAGCAGAGATTTTTGTAGAAAAATGATGGGTGCTAAAAAGCTATATAGAAAAGAAGATATTGTAAGAACAAATAGCAACTCAGTAAATCCGGGATTTGGACATAACGGAAAAGCGTATAATTTATTTTTATACAAAGGCGGACCTCAGTGCTTTCATTTTTGGACTAGAAGAATTTTCAAAACTGTAATAGGCGAATCAAGAACAACTAAAATAGAAGATGCTGATTTAATAGGATATACTAAAGCAAGGTCAGAAGGATTTACAGCAAAGAAGAATGATAAGTTAGTAGCAATACCACCAAGACGAATGAAAAATAACGGATATTACAATTAGAAACTATGGCATACGTATTATTTATATCAGAAGATAAACTAAAAGATAGCACGGCTATCGGAATGAATGTAGATGTGGATTTACTTTTACCGTTCGTACGTCAAGCTCAGAAGCTATATGTAGAAACTAAGTTAGGTACAGATCTTACTCAGAAACTTAAAGATGAAATTATAGCAGGAACTTTAGCAGGAGCTTATAAGACGCTAGTAGATACTTATATTGGTGATATGCTACCGAACTTTGCATTATACCACGCTATACCTTTTTTAAGGTTCAAGGTGGAGAATGGGAACATCTATTCTAAGACCTCAGAAAACGGAACTGCTTTAAGTACAGAAGAAGCACAACACTTAAGAGAGGAAGTAAAAAATACAGGTGAGTATTATATGGAACGAATGATTGACTATGTAACAAACAACTTATCTAGCTTTCCTGAGTACTCAACCAACACGGGTGCTGATGTAAACCCTGATAAAAATGCGTACTATAACGGAATGAATTTAGAACGTCCAAGTGGTCAAGGCACAAAACTTACACTAAGAGATTTTTTAACACCTGATTTATAAGATGAAGAAACACTATAAAGTAAAGAAAGTAAACATAACTAAATTAAAAACATATTTAAAAGATGCCATTAGAATATTTAACAAAAGAAGCAGTACAAGTGATAGGGTTCAACAGCATAATACTAAGCATAACAACCTTCACTAATATAGAAGTAGCCTTGAAAATTTTATTGTTAGTTGTATCAATAGTCTATACTGTAGACAAGTGGTGGTATCATAAAAAACAAAGAAGTGAAGAAGAAAAAGCTAAATAGCAAAAACCCTAAGTACAAAAAAAAAGAAGATGTTAAAGTGGATAAAAGATTTGTTGCTGAAGTTAATGGGGTTAAAATATACACAATACATTCCTAATAAATTGAACTTAAAATATTTCAAAAACGACCTATCTGAATTTGATAGTCCTGATGAAGTTGGTTCAGGTTCAAAAATGGATAGTAAGTTCCTAGAAAAACTTGATTATGCAAGAGGTAACGTAGAT